TTTCGTTTCTTTTTCTTTTTAACCTGCCGGGTTTTCATTGACCAAAATAGTTTTTTACCAATATATTTCTTATCTGTGTCTAAATTTCTAATTTCATACACAAATCCATACAATTCTTTATGGGTAACATCAACTGGTAATTCATATATGATATCATTATATATCCATCCAGAGTTAGTCATAATCTGCATTGGTATACATCAGATCCTTTTCGTCCAAGTCCAGTGGTTTAATTAATTCTTCTCCACAATATGGACAATACCTATCTGACATATTCGAATCCGATGCGATAGAAGATTTTAAATTATAATCTATATCACACGCTTCACAATTTTTATTATTATTATACGACATATTTTTTCCTTATTATGCGTGACATGACAAACATTCATCCTTGGATGTCATTACTCCCGATTCTGATCTGATATAATAAAGACTCTTGATATTAGGGTCTTTAAATGCTATTTTATGCACCTCAGATATATATTCTTCTGATTCCGAAGCAGAAAAGAAAAGGTTTATACTTTGTGCCTGATCTATATATTTTTGTCTAACAGAAGCTAATCTTATAATAGATTTTTGAGAAATCTCAAATGCTGTCTTATAAACATCTTTCTCATTTTCCGTTAACCATTTCACATGCTGTACAGATCCTGAATTTTTAATAATATCTTGAATAGTATCTGCAGAATATTCTTCCCGTTCTTTCATTATTGCAATAAGTGATGGATTTACACGATCAACCTTTCCTGCAGATGTGTTCTGGACATATGCATTTTTATATATAGGCTCTATACCCTGAGAAACAGATCCACAGATCAGTGCCGATGATAAATTAGGTGCAATTGCAATACGATGTGTGTTTCTTAGTCCATAACCTTTGCACCATTTTGGTTCACCATATTTTTTAGCTAGATACTGTGATGCGCGTTTTGATTCTGAATCAAGGTGCTTAAATATTTCAGTGTTTTTAAGTCCTGATTCAAAAGACTCAAAGGGTATCATATTATTCTGAAGATATGTATGAAATCCAAGTAGTCCTAATCCTAAAGCTCTAGAATCTTCTGCAAACTTTACGACCTTTTCCATTCCTTTAACATTTTTACCAATTTCAATAAGGTCTGAATTCACACAATCAAGAAATACTGTTGCATTAAATACTGCATCGGTATCTTTCCATTCATCATATAATGCACAATTCATTGAAGATAGGACACATGAAAAAGAATATTCTTCATCAGAATATAGTACAATCTCCGAACAAAGATTAGAAGCCTTCACTTTTAAATCTCTGTCTTTATACATTTCAGGATTCTGACGATTGACCTTATCGATGAAAAGGAAATAACCCTTCCCTGTTATCATCTTGAGTTTCAGTGCTTTTTGATATCGTTCTACTGCATCTTTATCAGAATTATCTAATCGTTCAATAAAACTATCTGAGATAATCCATCCAACGTTAGCATCATCAGGATTTTTATGGATATAATTCACTAATTCATAATAATCATCATGCTCTATTTCAAGATATCCTGCCCAAGCACCTCTTCTTTGGGATCCTTGTGAAACATCTCTGGACATTTGCACAAAATCTTTGAATACTGGCATTACACCAGAAGCACCACCTTTAATACCATTAATAGATGATCCTCTTGGACGAATATCACCAAGATAACCTGATGTGCCGAATCCATTTTTAGATAATATTGCAGCTTCTTTTTGACCTTCATAAAATCCATATACAGAATCTTCTATATATCCACCAGAACAACTTACAGGACAGCCGTTGCCAATCCCCATATTAGACAGTACTGGTGTTGAAGCTGCAAGATGGCCAGACCATAATAATGAAAAGAATTTAGATTCCCATTCAGCTGAATTATTAGTATATTTTGCAGCATGTTTACTTATTCTATGATATATTGACTTGAGATTAGGAAATTCAGAAGTTATATATTTCTCTTTCAACATTTGCCATGCTGGTGTAGTAACCCATTGAGGTAAGTCTCCGGATTCTTGTAGTTTCTTTCTTTCTATACCTAACTCATCGTAGATACTGATTTCGTTTTTACTGTTTACCATATAAATTTACCCTCGCTCCATGCTCTAGAATAGTCACTTCCCTGTGAAGAAAAGAAATCATGTAAAGTTGTTGATTCAATATCATTATAAAACCATCCTTTTATAGGATTATATGTAGGAGCGAAAATAGGATTATATCCTAGATTAGATAGACAAATATCCAATCGTGATTCAACAAAATGTTTTAATTGTTTATCCGTAATACCCTTGATATGACCCTTCTCAAATATCTTATCTATAATAACATTTTCATGTTCCAATATGATAGTGGCAGTATGCTCCAATTCTTTCTTAAGTTTTGTAATAGTAGATGGTCTTATTTCATCTGCATCGATAGCTTCTTTCATTAGGGTTCTGAACAACCAGGCACCTGCTTGTGAATGGAGTGTTTCATCAATGGCAGAGAAGTTGATACCCGCATTAACGTTAACCAATTTATTTTTACCATTATTGTTGAAATGCTTAAGAAATGCGAATGATGAATATAATATAGCACCTTCAATCATTGAGAATATACCCACGGATTTCAATATATTATATACTGTATCTCTCTTTTCAAGCCTCTTTCCTATCCATTTCATTCTATTTTTCAAGACAGGATCATCTAGATATGAATTATAAAATTCATCTGTATCTAATCCCAAGACTTCATTTATTTTATTATAGAATGGAGCATGCACACCTATTTCCATAAATCCAAAGGTCGTAGCCATTCTTTGTATATCAGGACGAGGAAATACCTCAGATATATAATTTTGCCAATAATCATTACCCACAGATAATTCATATATCGTGAATAATTTAAGTGTTGATATTACACCATGATATTCTGCATCAGTAAAATTTGTTTTTAGATCATGTAGGTCCTTTTCAACTTCTATCTCATCAGGTAACCAAAATATTTCAGATTGTTGTTTTGCAAACTCTATAGCAGTTTTATAGTCTATAGTATAGGTAGTCTTTTCTTGAAGCAAGCGTATGTTGCTCATCATTAATTTCACTCCACATTATATTCATTGTATAGTATATAGTAGTCTTATAATCCGTTTGCACATCTCTGACGGATAGCTTTTAGTGCTCCAGTGGTAGAATCTCTTAGAACTATTACTGATTTAGGATTTCTTGTTGCATATTTTTTGATAGATTTATGATCTTCATCGTTCGAATCAAGAAATTTAGCCCATCTTTCATATTTGTTGCGACCTTCTCTGAATCTACGAAATACTTCGCTTGAAACATCAAACTTTCTATATTTCCTATTAATACCGTTGGGATTCATATCGACACCACCGGTGGATACTGAATTGGCTGCAACTTCTTCTTTAAACATTTTCATCGTTTTAACTCCCACGAATTTACTATAACTTCTTGATTTGTTCCAATATGTGTTACCTTATACATAGAAATCCCACTCATTTCTCCTAGTGGATCTAACTCTTCTTGTACTAATACTTGTGAGCCTTTCTTTCCCACGACTTCACCCGTTTTCGGTGAAATAGAATCATTCTTGAGTGTATATACTCCGGACATTAATACGGAGTCATTTATAAACCAAGTAGATTCTTTTAGTTGATCTGTTGGCATATTATCTAATTCCAAGGTGGCCATGATATCATTAATCTCATCTTCACTTAAACCTGTTTCTTCTTTGATAAGATATAATGCAGTTATCCATGATCCCAATCTTGTTTTTCCAAAGGGCAACTTATTAATAAGTCTTTTTATATTAAACACCAATCTATGAAATATAGTATATTGTGATTTCTCAGCTGTAGTTTTTAATTGGGATCCTTTCTTTAAGACCTTTCCATTTTCATCTACAATACCCTGTTCGTATGCACCAGTATCTTTCCATGGTGTAATTAATAATTTCAAAAACCTAAATGCATAAAAGGTGTCTGCTGCTCTTGATATGTTACTCATGTGTGTCTTAACCTTTCTATTGTTAGTGTATCCAAAGGAATTTCTATTTTATCTTCTGGAGTCATATAATTTAAATATATCAACATTGGTTTTAAAACTCCCCAATGTTTCTTGGGTATTTTATACCATAACATTCTATAAGATGCTTCAATGCCAAACATATTGAATATTATAATTATATGATTCAATATAAGTCTTTCTTGAAGATCACCATTAGCTCTATATCTAATCAGCAATCTTTTTATATACTTAAATCTATTCAAATCATCATAAAATTCAGTAGTATTCACACAATGTGGATTATTATAATGTCTTGCTGCATATAATATAAAATTGTCTGTTCCTAAATCATCAAATATTCTCATATTCATTATTATATTTTTATTTCTCTTTTCTCTTTTCTTTTTGCTTTAGGTTTAGTAACTCTTATATCAGGTTCTGCTACAGCTGCACCCACGTTATCTTCTATATTCAAACGAAATTCCTGAACTTCAGGAGGTTTATTATTCCACTCATCTATCTGACTCTGATTCATCACTTTAGCTTTTAATAATTCTCCTGCAGGAGATTCGAATCCTCTGTGTGTCGCGACGGATCCCACTAGGTGTTTAGGTATATTTTTCAATTTCATCCTCCTGGTGTAGTTAATATATATGCAAAAAATGTAGTTAATATTCCAGTTAGTGCTATCCATATAATTTTATTTATAGACGCAACTGTTCTGGAATTATTTACTACTGAATTTTCCATGGAATTAATTCTAGTAGCTACACCTTTTATATCAGTTTCCATGTCTTTAACGTCATCTTCTAGTGCCACTAGTCTTCCCTCAGCACGAGCTAAAGAGATCACTAGCTCAGATAATTTATCAAGCTTATCTTCAATTCTATTGAGTCTATTACTATCCATGTCCATATTATTATTTTTTATTCCCTTTGTTTTTTGCATCCAAATATGCTTGAATAGCTAGATTTTTTCTACCCTCATCATCATAATCTGCTAATTTTAATGAAGAAGACAATATAAACGCTTCTATCCAAGCTTGCAGACCCATTGAAACATCTAATGATATAGGTTCTTCTTCATCTGCTTGTGGTTCTGCAGTTTCCATTATTTTTTTTATTATACGATTTCTCATCTAACTTATCCTTTTATGCACTCATCGAGGTATTATAGTTTATCAACATCGGATATCCATTTTCTAGATTTTATATCCTCATCAGTTTCAACTATAACATAATTCGAACCCAACATCGTAATAGTCCCTATTTCACCTGAATTTTTTATAACCACATCATCATTCAAACTGAATAGATTACCTTTAACATATTCTTCACGCTCATATGATATTGAATCTAATTGAACATGTCGATCATTCACCACGCATTCTTCTAATCCCATTGCACTTCGAAGAATATTAAATAATTCTAGTGTGTCTTTATATTTAGTTGGAACACCTTTTTTAAATCCTTGAAAATCATTATCCACCACTGCAGCTCTCATTTTAGATGCACTCATACCCGACACATCATCGGCATCTGGATCCCTATCTCCTGCAGAAACAACCTTTACTCCGTGTTCGAAATTATAATATCCATGTCGTGCTTTAACACCATTATACTTATTCGCCAGTGTATCAAAATCTCCGACTCTATCTGAACCCACAACCATCACTACCTTTCGAAATCCTTGATCATGAAGTTTAGTTAGTATATCAAAAATATTTCTTATATCAGGATCATTCATTATAGCTCTACCATGTTTAGGAAACATTTTTCGGAGAACTTTTATTTTTGTTTTAAAATCTAATGGATTCTTCTTTTTGTCTTGTGATTTAGATGCATATATTCTATAGTTGTTGCCATCAGCTATGGAGGCAATCTTATTCATCAGTTTTTCATGACCCAGTGTGGGTGGATTAAATCGTCCGAATGTGAATACAACTTCCTTCGACTCTTCTACTAAATATTCTTCGAAACTTTTCATATTATTTCTGCCATCCCTTTATTATATCAGGATTAAAGTTGTTTGTCGAGAATTCCATACGGTTAACCAATTTTACTGCACCATCTGTTAGCTTATCGATAACAACAAATCCTTCATCACCCGTAATTTTAAATCCATTAGTTGTTTTCACAAAGGTTTTAATATCAGAAACTTCAGATAACTTGGATATAAGGAGCTCTTTTGCACCTACCAATTCGTTTTGAAGGGATATCATATTGATTAATCCATTTTTATTGTTTTTGGAATCAAAGAAAGACAGCACTTCATCGCGAGCAGCAGTTTTCTTATTTTTACCTGCATCAGATTTTAATTTGTCTATATCTTTCTGATATCGTTTATATATCCAGGTGATAAGTTCAGTGACATGAGTAGATGCATCAATAATTCGTTCAGCTGAACGAACTTTAGTATTATTGAAAGTATTAATAGCTAAGTTAATAGGTTTATTCACTGACACTTCTTTGAGAACATTTCCTTTTATCTTATTGAAAAGTTTACCTGCATTAGATAAATGTTTAGTTACAGCTTCACTTTCATCTTTAGTCAATGTTGCAGTTCCTGACATATCTGGTAAATCTGCAGATCGTGACCATACTGACTTGACTTTCTTGAGTGTTGATATATTAACACCAAAGGATGCATTCATATTTTCAAAACTATCACCCTTGTATGTTGTATGCCATACAACACCTATTTCTGCATTTAATACATCATCTGCCATATCTACAGGAATAGCATAAACAATTGTATTAGGATGAAATGTTACATATTGCTCACCCTCTATTCTTTCTCTTTTGAGATCAGGCCTGGTGAACATTATATCACCTTGAATAACACCTTTAATACCTAATTTCTTGAGTTCTGTATATGCTATCTTAAGCTTATCAGATAGCTCACCTGAGGTATCATCATCTATATCTGCATATGACTTATATACCTTAGGGTTCTTGTTAAAGATGCCTTTCTTTGCAACAAAGAACTCACCATCACTTGGATCTATTCCAGCAAATACTGCAGGTGCACCATCCCATTTGACTGTAACATTAGTAGACCGTGAACTATTACCAGATAACATATCTCTTAATGATCTAAGTGCTAATATGGCTTGTCTTGTACCATCCACACCCCCATCAAGAACTAAGTCCTCAATGTGTGTCATATGTGTGTTCTTAGCTTCTTCTAAGTATTTATTGAATGATACTACCATGCATACCCTCTCTTTCCCTGTAATACTCTTTATTATATCATATTATATGATATATGTCAAATCAATATGCTGGTTCGATAGCAAGCAATCCCATTTTTGACTTGGGCACTTTAAAATGTTTAATCGCGAACTTCTTTGCACCGTATAAAGAATCTGCATCTTTATCTAGCACGATTTCAAGTTTCTTGCCGTTGAATATTGCAATCCAACCTTTGAGTTCATCAGCTTCTTCTAGTTCAACAGATTCTTTAAATACATCTCCAGAATCCATTGTGGTTACTTTATCACCACCTATAGTATCACCTATAAACTTTCCACCCATCATTTTATCAGGTGTTAACGATAATTCGTTACCCTTAATTTTTGTTATTTTACCATACTGTTCAATGTCAGATTTGAAGAAAACTATATCACCAACCGATAGTTTATTTCCTTCCATATCCTTTGCTTCATTTACTACTTCTTCAACAACAATCTTATTCTGTTTACGCCAGAATAATACAGTAGCAGCATCATTTACTTCATCTGCATATTTACCCGCTTTCTTACCATCTGGATTTGCCTTAACAGCAGCGGAAGCATCTTTCATAATATATTTTAATGATGCATCAGGAAGATCCCAGAACTTAATATTCTCTATATGAGAGCCTTTTCTTGGTCTCCCATCACCTTTTTTCCATTTAGTAGTTTCATCTAGTTCATGTACTAGCTCTTTAAATTTTTTCATTTTAATCCTTAGTTTATTACAATTTGTCCATTTCTTCGACGCCAAAATAATACTTCACCAGCATCATGTATATCATTTAGTTCTTGTTGCACTTCTTTCATTTTACGATTACCTTTCCACTTCCAGTCATTATTTGTCTTTTTCTTTACAGACTTTTTAGCATCAGATACAATCTTTTTAAGTTCATCATTGGGAAGTTCCCAATACTCGGGTTGGGAGATTTTACTTCCAGTCATTGGTTTACCATCACCGGGTTCCCAATCAGTGATACCCTCTTGCATCAATTCTTTAAAGGTTTTCATGACTTTCTTCCCTTGATGATTGAAGCAGCATCCACTCTAAGAAACTTAATCTCAGCATCAACAATCTGTTGAAGTACAACATCTGGCAATGAAGTAAGTTTATTTCTCATTCTTTTATATGCCGATGTAGTTGGATCAATCTTATCTATTTTGGCATACTCTTTCTTTAGAGTTGCAAGTTGTGATTTAGATAGCTTCTTAGCATCCTCTTGTGACTTTACCTGTTTATCAAAATAACCCTTTAATGACTCATTTGTCATATGTTCTGTAAAACTTTTCATATTTCTATCGCTCTTTCTAATTAATTTGTATGGGTATATTATAACATTTTAGTTGGATCATGTCAACCATAGAATCAGACTTAACAACCTCTTGCTTTTCGTAGGTTGTCAAGACCTGTGGGTTCTACTCCAAATGTTTCATTGTAGTTGTTACGGTTTAACGGGATACACAGGATTAAAAACGTCTGTCGTATTAGCTGGTAAATCTCTGAGCAACTTTCTGTACTCGGTCATCTCAGCAGTCATGGTCACATCTGTCGATGCAGTCCAATCGGTTTCAGCCAGTAGCTTATTCCGCTCTGTCCGTAGTGACTCAAATGCCGTGTCTTCAAGACCTTGTAGAAATGCCGCTTCCTGTTCTGCTTTAGTATGAAGTTCATTCGCTTCAAACTTGTCTGCGATACGCCACTTGTCCACCCAGTTACTAAGAGCATCTTGCTCTACACCATCGGCTAGAACTTGTTGTAAGTTCGTTACGTCTGGTTTAGGTGCGTTAAGCACTGGGTCAATTCCAATATAGTCACAAGTGTCTGTGTTCCATACTCTTGG